GCAACTGGGACAATTGACTGGGCGACAAGAGCGTTTGACGCTGGGATGAAAGGTCAAAACTGTGAAGCAAGATTTACTTACCGAGGCTTTACAGGCGGGACAACAAAAGCGCAAGTAGTTCAAGGCGCAAACACTGTGGCGACACTTGATTTACTTTCTTCAACCGATCCGAAGCAAGTATCAATCAACTTCCCTTGCGGCGACTTGACTCAAGCTACTTCTTTTAGAATCAGCCGAACCATTGCAACTTTATCTGGGACAAATGAAATAGGTGGAATTTATGTTGGCCTTGCCACAAATATGGCAAACGTGGCTCAGGCTGAATTTGTTGGTGCCTTTACGTTAGGTTCGGCAACAAGTTGTAACTTTCAAACATCATCAACGTCATATGTTGCATTCACAACATCAGATGCAGATTGTCCGACGCCAACCGTTGAAGGAAGTGTTGCCGCTGTTGTTGGTCAAGAAAAGACTCCACAATTTACTGTTAATGCACAAAAGCCTGGACGATATTTTATAATTGCCACTGTTAATCTGCAAAAAAACGGCACAGTTGGTGCCCCAATTAGCGTTGTTTTAACAGACGGTACAGAGCAAAGCGCACCAACAAGTATAAATCCACCAAACGTAAATAGTGCAAATATTGCAAATCAACACACATTTAACTGGACAACATCGGGAACACGAACAATCCAATTGAAGTTTGCTACGTCTAACGCATTGAATACGTTAGTCGTTGCAAATGACACACAAAGTCATGGATTCCTTCGCGCAGATGTCTACCGCTTCCCCTCCAGTTCCGAACTTGTCGTGAAGCCTGAAAATCAGGAAAATTACTGGGCGGCGATGAGGCAGACTGGCTATTACGATGCAGTTGGTGGAGTCATTAGCTCTGCTTACGTTCAATATCCCGTCCTTGATTCCGTAAGTAGGAATTTTTACGGAAAAGCAAGTGCGGACATATCTGACCGTTTTGTTTTGACCGTTCCATCCTTGCCGGTCGGAAATTATAAAGTGTCATTCAAAGGTATGATGGTTGGTTCAACGTCAACCACTTTCTGCGGTTGGGCACTTCACGACGGCACTAACTTTATCGCTGGGCAAGATAGCCATGGACTACAATACAACCCGTTAATTTATGGCATTTATCAAAATTCTAAGATCCAAAGCAAGACATTTGCCTTGTGGGGTAAAAGATTTTCTGGGACTGGGGAGTGTAAAGTACAAGACGATACCGAAGTATTATTCACCCTCGAGCCTCTGGACGGAAAATCAACCTCAGCCCTGTACGTCCAAGGGCCAATATTGGGAGCGCAGACAGGTGCGGCGATACCGAGTGGGTATGTGGGGGAGGTTGTTTCGTCCGAGCAAAATTCGTTCACATCAGGATTAACCAATGGTGCCACGGTTGGTCTTTTAAATATCACGTTAACGCCAGGCACTTGGTTAATATCCGCTTCGCAGAGTGTTGTACAAAATGGTTCAACCGGAACAGCGTTATCAAGTGTATTGTCCGATGTATCAGCTACAGGAAATACAATTACAGGTCTTGGTGCTGGTGGTAATGATTTAGGCGCATGGCCTCCCAACAATACTACGCAGTCATCTGTAACGCATCCTAGTTTTATTTACTCCACGACAACTTCCAAAATAATATATTTAAATACTTATTCTGTATTCTCATCGGGAACTCCATTACGGCGCGGCTCAATCCGCGCCATCCGCATCAACTAACTGCACGGGGCAAATTGCTTTTAAAAAAACTTTGGGAGTATGAAATGCTAACGCTATCTTATGGATTCAAAAAACCCCAGGACGGAGACTTGTCCAACTTGTGGTTTGATGAGATTTCAGAAAATATGCAGAAGACAAATGACCACAATCACAACGGCGTGAACTCTTCGAAACTTTCTACAAAAGACGTAAACGCCTTAACCCAAAGTTTGCCAAATACAAATTGGGCCCCTTCGGGGGCTATCTACTCTCAAATCGTAACTATCCCAGGAGGGGAACTCTACGACAAATACGCTATTCAGTTTAAGACTTCTTCCGGGGAAATCGTATTTATATCCCCTGTTAAGACTTCTTCGACGACTTATACGATTTACTCTAACGACTCCACACTTGGCTTAGTCGCCTACTATACGACTTAGGAGGCATTATGCAGAGTGTGGCATTTGAAGACTTTTCCGGCGGCCTTACAGACTACCCCCTCAACGCAGGGAAAAATAAATGTAAGGCTCTAGATAACGTCCTTCTTCGTCAATACGAAGGGGGCGGTAAGCCTTTCACACGCCCGGGCTCTGTCCTATTCGACTCACTCGCGCCGCAATTGCCGACTGGCAATCAAAGAATTTCGACATTGTTTGAATACAAAGGATTTCTATTTGCCCAAAGTTCCCAAAAACTTTTTTGGTACAAAAAGTCTACTCACACTTGGGAAGACATCCTCGGCCCCACTGGCAATAATGCTTTCCCGCAAGCTACAACATCTTCGAGATTTACTTACGGGACTTGGAACTTTCACGTCCTTCTCACTCACACGTCTTACGGGAAGCCGAAAAAAGTTTACATAAATAACTCAGGAGTCCCGAAAATTGTCGAAGCCGGGCTACCTACTCCAGTCATCACAAGTATTTCAGGCTCAGGAGCCGGACACAGTAGAGTTATAAAATTAGTTTTTAGAACCGAGTATACGACAAGCGGCAACATCAAGTTCCTAGACTACAGTGAGCCGTCACTTCTTGACCCTCTTCTCAATAACAACACTTACGTCGGCGATTACCCGGTAACAGTCGGGTATACTCCGATATCTAACTCAACATCTTTTAACTACGACACAGCCAACATCAAAGTCGAGGCATATTGTACCGTAGACAACGGAACGACTTTTTTTAAAGCCGGAGAAGTGGCTAACAGCGCAGGGACTATTGTAATTAACCCTCCTGGAGCCAACCAACCGGCAAAAGACGAATCTCTTGCGCTTCTTCCGGTTTTATACACATCCGGCGGAGTGGTAGGGAATTCTTCCCCCCTGCCTTCGGAAGTTGTTCACGTCGTAGACGAAGTGGCCTACTACGGCGGCGTCTATGACGGAACGCAATTTTTAGAGTACCGCCTTATGGCTTCGGTGCCTTCAGATATCGACTCCGTACCCGGCAGCTTTTACGTCGATTTAGATGATAAAATAATCGGCATATCGTCAACAAAATCGAACGTAGTAGTCTTATGCCGATACACGACGTACCGGGTTCAAAACAACCAAGACGAACTTGGTCAAGGACTAATCACTTACGAAAGAATTTCTGATACCGCTTCTTGCGCTTCCGGCGCTGGGGTTGTACAAACACTCTACGGCGTTTTCTGGGCGGGGTTTGATGGAATATACTATACCGACGGCTATGAGGTTAAGAAACTTAACCGCGAGTACGACAAGACATACAAGACATGGACGCACGACGAAAACGGCGATGTTGATTTTACGAAATCGTCGAAAATCCAAGGGCAATATAACAAACAAGCTAACACGATTACTTGGTCGGTTCAGAAGGGTTTGAGTGATTTAGACACCCTATACATCTTAGACTTAACTTACGGCATAAGAGAAAATTCGTCTTTCACAACTTGGAGTGGCGGCGCTTCTTTCGCCCCCACCGCCTTCACATATGTGAACGGCTCCCTAATTCGAGGCGATTCTAGAGGATACGTTCTCTATCACGACGACGCCGTATTTACTGACTTACATATAAACACTTCAGTGCCTCCAACTTCTTGGAACACTCAGACGATCATCTACAACATCACGACGGTTGACTACGATTTCGGCACGTCCGTCACTAGAAAATACGTCCCCCTAGTGACAGTGGCTTGCGACGCAACGACTAACCTAAGTCTACAAATTACTTCCGACTCTGACACCGGAAGGATTTACGGAGACCTACGCCCGGTTAGGTCAAAGGCTATCCTCCCATGGGGAGTAGACACTGTCTACTGGGGCGACTTAGGGATTCCTTGGAACGTCGGGGGCCTCATTCACGAAAAGCGCCGGATGCCTCACGGTAATCTTCGCTGCAATTATAAATCTCTGATATTCACGAATGCTAAAGTCGCTCTAGTGTCTTCAGACAAATTAGGGCTTGCTTCCATCAACGGCTCTCTAAAGACGCTGACGCTAAACGGAGGTCTGTCTTTTTCGCCGTCTTCCCCAGGATACTTTGTAGCCCTAGCTCAAGACGGTTACGTCCTTGAATTTGAAATATCTGGAGTCTCAGGCGGGCAGTTAGTTCTCTTAGACCCCCTCGAAAGACTCGTCAATGCCACTAATATGGCTTGGGTCGTTAGGGGGTACCCCAAAGGTGAGGTACTTAATTTACTTAACGCAACAATGAATTTTGAAATGTTCGGGCCGACTCAAGGCGTATACGCCGCCTCACAATCTGGTGAGGTCGGGTCATGAAACCTCCCAAACTAATCTTCAAAGAAATTGTAGACCCTCAAGCGTCCATTAACTTTTTACGGCTAAATGACTTCCACAATAAAGACCCTTTCGGTAAAATGTCAGGTGAATTCAGAGAAGTTGATATAGGGCCGGGGGTGGATATAAAAATACCCCACAATTTGTCGTTTACGCCAAAAGATATAGTACTACTTCACAACAGCAGTAATGCTACTGTATCTTTTAATTACTCGAAATTTACGGAAAATTTTTTATATGTAAATTCTTCGGCAAGGACTACGCTTAGATTCATCGTCGGGAGGTATGAACAATGAAATACTGGACTTGGGAGGAACTCTCTCAAAAAATTGAAAGAGACCTCGATACCGAGGACGAGTTATTTATAACTCCGAAGGAACTCATTGGTTACGGCAACGAAGCAGTCGATGACATCGAGAAGAAAATACACACGCTTTGCGAAGATTATTTTGTAACGAGGACTACGGTTCCCGTAACTCCTGGAGTCGAGGAAGTAACTCTCCCCAGCGACATTTACGCGATGAAAATTCGAGAAGTCATCTATGTCACCGGAGGCCAAGCTTACCCCGTCACGCAACTTAAAAATTGGCGAAAATTCGCCCGCTATGAGGACGACATCGCTGCCGGGCCGATCGCAACTAACTCATACAAGTATTTTATAATCAACAGCGTCGCGGGGTCTCCTAAACTAATATTGACTCCTAAACCTGTAGAGTCGGGCATTCTTAAGATATGGTACATTCGAAACGCGAATGAGTTTATTGACGGAACCTCTATTTTAGATATTCCAGAAGCGGCGACGTATGTGACAAAATATTGCAGCGTTAAAATTATGCAGAAGGAACTTCACCCCCTTCTCGAATCAGCTAAGGCCGACCTTGCGGTCGTCTTAGCGGACACTATTGCCGATTTATCTGAGATGTTCCCGAACAACGAAACCGAACTTGAGCCTGACTATACATTTTATACGGAGAGTTTATGATAGGGTTCAGAAGGCCGGGTATGGTTCTAGCACGTGCCAGAGAAATGGCTAAGGCACTTCCGGCGCAACCAACGCCGGGGCAACCAACGCCGGAACCGCCGCCGCCTCAAATCAATATGCAGCGGCAGCCTCCTCCGATGGAGTCCGGCGGAGCGTGGGGCGGCATGCTTCCTCCAAGTTCCGGCGGGCCTCAAGTTCCCGGATTGGCCGACCAAGTACAAACTTCAGACCAACAAGCGGCACTTCAAAGTCGCGGGTCGGCATGGGATAGGATGGGAAGAGGGCGCGGAAGTTTAAGCGGCGGGATGCAGCCGACGGGAGGTATTTAATGGGCCTACTTCAAAAAGCTGGCAAAGGCATAAGCAATGCTTGGACGGGCGGTAGTAAATTAGGTCTTAGAGATGCTCTAGGCACTGCGGCGGCAGGAACGGCGGGATTCGTCCTAGGCGGGCCAGCGGGTGCGGCGGCGGCTGGCACTCTATACGCAGGCGGAGCGATGGCCAATAAAAAGGGCAGCGGAGGCGGCGGAGGCGGCGGAGGCGGCGGAGGCGGTGCCCCAGCTTACGAAAAACCCCCCGAATACATCACCGAATCGGGCGCAATGGCTACTCCGGCGCAAATGGCGGATACCTCCGGCGCGTGGCAACAATTGGCGGAGCGCAAGCAACGCGAAGAAGAGTCTATGCAAATGGATAAGCAAGGACGCCTTGCTAACTCTGGACTCGCACAAGCACGTTCAGGGCTTGCCATGAGGGGCGGTTTAAGAGGCGGCGCAGGCGAGAGAATGGCAGCACAGGCTAACGAAGCTAACATCATGGGCAATCAGATGACTCTAGGGCAGGGCGTAGCGGACAGGGCTGGAGTAGGTATGAAGGCGCAAGACATGTCTATGGACATCGCCAAAACCAACTCCGGCTATCAACAACAAGCCGCTTTGCAAAACGCTGGCAATATGTTGAACCGCGAGCAGCTTAAAAACACCGGAGCCTTGACTACGTACACCGAACTCATGAAACAAAAGGGGGCAGACTACGCTTCAAGAATGCAAGCTGAGGCGTCTAACAAGCCTACGCTACTTACGAGCCCCTTTCGCACTGTAGGAAACTGGTTTAAGTAAATTTGGAGGATAGTATGGAAGCGTCTACAATAATGGCGATAATCGGCGGCCTGAATGCCGTAGACCAATCCCAAAGGGCTGCAAACCAACAAGGGGCGGAAACGGCTAAAATGCGTTTTTCACCTTGGACGGGCATGCATGGCAGCGTCGTCCCTTTGCCTAATGCTCCCATAATGGAGGCGGCTGGCGGGTATGTTAAGGGCATGGAATACGAACAAGCCCAAAAAGATCGAGATATGCAGAGAGATTACCTTGCTAAAAGGACGGCGTGGCTTGATATGAACCCCGAAGAGCGTAAAAAGTTGGCTCTAATTTCTTCCGACGGCGGGGGTAAGTAATGGCTGGGCAACCTCTAAGCGGTAGCGACCTTGCGAACTTGCGAAACTTCCTAAGTATCAAGAACCGACCCGGCTCGGAGCCGGTGACTCAGCAGAGTATTGACTCATTAAGCAAAGGGGCCTCTGAGATTCCTTTGGAGGTGCCGCCCATGAATCCGGTGGCGAACATCTTGGCTCCGACTGCTACTTCAATGCCAAAAATTACTAAGGAAGTGACTACGACGACTACGCCTGACGGCAAAAAGATTGAAAAGGCCAAGCATACGGAAGAGCCTCTTAAGCCCGTCAACGCAGCCCCGACAAATGGCGATCTTATCCCGGCTGGGGCGGCTGGGGCACCAGGTCTAGCGCCTGCGGAAGAGTCGAAAAGCAACACTATTAGTACTAGAACTTCTAGAATGGCAAACTTGCCTCCGGCAGACGTGGCGGCTTTCGAACTTTTGAAAAATCAGAGACTAGACCAGATAGCCGCCAATGAAGCGGCGAGTAGAGATTTCATAACTTCGTATCAGCCTAGAACTGACATGAGTTCTTTGCTTTCTTTTTTTGGAAGTCAGCTTGGGCGCGACTACTTAAAGGGGTATCAAAAGCCTTCAGGGCTTAATGAACTTGTAGGAATGCAAGACAAACTTGAAGAAAACATCGCAAAGGCAAAAACCGGCTTATCTGATACAGAGATGCAGTACCTTAAAGCGCGTATGGGGCTCCAAGACACTACAAGTAAGAGCGAGACCACCGCCGATAAATTACTTAATCTAGAATTATTGAAACAGAAAAATGCGGGCACTGGCCTAGGTGACGAAAAATTCAAAGACCAACTTAAGCGAGATGAAAAGGCAGCTAAGAAAGAGTACATGACCACAAAAGAGTTTGGCAAAACTCTCGACGCTCACGACAAAATCTTCCAAGCTTCTGCCAACATAAATAAAGTGCTTTATGCGAGGGGCGGAACCGCTCCTCTTCCTGGTACAGAAGATGCCAAGCAATTTGCGCAAGCCGCAGCAGAACTGATTTACCTTGTAAACCAGTATGACGCAGACTTGGGCGCACTCGCCGCCGCAGACTCGGAGTACTTAAAAAAATCTCTAGGATTTACTGGAGAAGCCGCAGGAGAGTACTTGCAGTCTGTTTACAGCCCAGCAGGGCTAATGGAAGCGGTGCAGAGGTTTCAAGATAAGATGAAGGCCAAAAGTCTTGAGAGACTGAAAGACGTGAGGGATGTCTACAGCGACTACCCTTCCGTACTCAAGATGATAGACAGTACAGAGAAGCGAGTCTTACCAGCGATACAAGATATGGAGGCATCTAGGACTGGAAAAGGCAAAGGTCAAAGTAGGTCAAAATCAAGCATAGACGAAGCATACGACAAATTAACCCCGGAACAAAAACTAGAAGTAGACAAGATAGAAAAAGGCGGAGGCTGAGGTGAGTGAAGCCAGAAAAAAAGCTATGCAGCAGTTGGGGTTTCTTCCAGAAGATCAGCCGACTGCCGCGCCCGAAGCACCGTCTGGCGGCTCTACTAGAGAGCAGGCTATGCAAAAGCTTGGGTTCATAAAACCCGAAGGGCCGGAAATAGTTTACCCAGACGAAATAGACGACGCAGAGTCTAAAAAAATAAGTACTCTCGATAGGGTTCTTGCCCTTAACGTCGGCGACCCATCGGGCGTGTTTAAAAAATTAAAAGAAAAATATTCTCCCCAGGGTTTGGCGTTCAGCCAATCTACTGAAGGAGACATCGTATTCAAGTCTAAAGACTCCCCTAAATGGAGTCGCCTTGATCCGGGAGTGCGAGACACAAGTAATATAACTTCTTTAGGCGGATTAGTTCCTAACAAAATGTACACTGGCGACCCGGTAGAGTTTGCCCAAGACGTAGCTGACGTGGCTCCCGACATAGCCCAAGGCGTGGCAACAAGCGCGGCCCAAGGGGCAGGCGGGCTTGCTTTTGGTCTTCCAGGTGCAACGTTTATGGGCGGATTGGCTGGGGGTCTTGGCGAGGGAGCTAGGCAAGTCTTAGGCAAAGCTACAGGCTTTAGAGAACGCTTCGAGCCCGGCCAGATAGCGATGCAGGCGGGAATAGACGCCACAACTCCCCTACTTCTAGGTAGTGGACTCTCTAAAAACCAAATAGAGGCCGCCGTAGCAAAGCGGGGGCCTTTGACTGCCGCTTGGGATGCCATGACTGGCAAAGTGTCCCCCGACTTAGGGGTACAAATTTTAAACAAGGCCAAACAAGGTTTGACAGACCCAAAACTGCCAGCCGAATTAGTGCCTGAAGCGGTGAGACAAGTTAAAGAAAACACTCAAGGCTTTATACCCGCCGCTGGCGCTTGGGCGTGGGAAGGCGTCAGTAGGATGACGCCCGACATAAAAGCAAGAGCATTTTCTAAGATAAAGCCAGCAGCCCTGGATATTTTAGAAAAATCTGGAGTCAAGTTTGGCGCTGGGGTTAAGCCTCCAAAAACTTTAGCAGAGGCAGCGCCATTTGTGTCCACTCAAGGTCGAGCCGGTGAAATGGTGAAAGTAATAACCGAGGGCGCAAGGAAAGCTAGAGAAGAAAAACTATCTTCAGCAGGCGCAGAGATTGAAGACGCCCTATCTAAAGTCACAAACAAAATAGACCTCTCAGACGAAAGGAATATTTTCGACGACGCTATTAGTGCTTTAGAAGAGAAGAAAAAAAGAGACCCTATGGAGGCTACTCAGAGTGACAAACTCATAGCAGCCATAAGAAAAGCCAGAGAAAGCGTATTCGGGGCCCCAGAAGAATCCGTACCGCTTGATGAGTTGAGGAAACAGGCGGCAAATAACATGTACGCCAAAGGCATGGCTAGGCCGTCAGCAGCCAAGGCGGGGGATGAACTATACTCTACGGCTGAGGCGGCAACTGGAAGACTTAAAACGGCCATCGAGGCGGTAGACAGTATGTCTCCTGAAGAACTTCAAGCCGCTGCGGGTCTTCCTGTAGTGAGGGACATCATGGGTACTCCGATGACTCCCCCTCCGTTAAGCAAAGAAGCCAAAGCTAAAATTGTAGAAAATACATACTATAAAATGTTTGGAACCAAGCCACGCTCTGAAGCCCCGGCAGGCTCGGATGCTAAATCAGTGAGAGAATGGGCTGTAAGTAACGCTCAAAAAATGACTCGCTCCGAACTGATAGAGGCTACCGGGCAGTACCCGGGCAAAAGCGCCAAAGTAGACCCAGACATTGCATGGAGTAAATTTCTAACGCTAAAAGAGATGGGCGGCCTATTCAAACGAGGCGATAATAACGCCGATTTAGTCAATGGCGCTCTAATGGATATCGCCAATAGGGCTGAGAGGTCTCTTGACAAAAAAATGTACAACGAAATAAACGGCGTCGCCGGTAAAGATTTAAGCAAGCAGTACAAAATATACGTTAGGGGCGATGAAGACACCTCTAAGCTACTGACAAGTATAGATCGAGGGCTATCTACTGCCGGAAAAGCTTTCACAGACAAGGGCCATCATATAAGAACAGCCATTAAAGAATACGACGACCTTTACGGTACTAACATGTTAGATCAACTTGAAGTTCTTTCAGTTGCTAAAGACTTTGGAACTAAAGGCGAATGGTTCCCCGTGAGCGCCTCTGGCGCTACTTCCACAGGCATAAATAACCAAGGCTCAAACATGCTTAGAAACGCCGCAGGTAGCGCGGCAGGATTACTCGGGATTGGGGGGGCGGCTAAGGAGGCAATCCAAGGGGCCGGAGAGGTCGCGGGCGGCATGGCTGGATCGAGTGCCGCAGTTCGCAGAGCCGCTAGACTTGGAAACTTCCTTGACCAAGTTTATGGCAGGGCCGGAGGAGACTGGAACCCAGTATCTACCGCCACAATGGTAGGTTCTCCTTGGATGAACTTAGATAACACCGATCAGAGACAAAACAGAGACCTCCTTAAAGAAAGGTATGGCAAATGAAAATAGAATCAGACATGAAATCAAGTGAAGACACAGGCACCGAAAGCGGCCCTGGAGAGTATACTCAAGAAGATTTAGGGGAGATGCTTGAAACGGTGATGAAGGCTAAAGAGATTCAAAGCGACGAGAAAGTTGTTCGACTTTTAAAAAACTACGCAATCTCAAAAGCTAAGATGGTTGACCAACTCTTTATTAACCCTCAAAAGGACGCAATGGTCGGGCTTGACAAGATAAAGATGAAGGCTCAGAGTAAAGCAAATATACTAGCTGGTGATGAGGAAGAGGATTGATCGGAAGGGGTGAATAAGCCCCTCCCGATTGCTTGGCATGCCTAGAATATGAAGGCGAGAGTGGCGTAGTCGTTGGGGGACAATCCGATATTGGCGAAATCTTCCACACTAAATTTAGCGATATCCGTATAATTTTTAATACTTAAAAACTCATTAACTTCTGCCTCGTAGGCAACCTTGTCTAAAACCTCAAATTTAACCGTCGGGTCTGGGTTCTTAGCGTGAGACATCATGATCTTCGTGATTGACTCCCTAACCACCGGAGCTAGAGCGTCTAATTTACTGCACAGTAAAAATACTTTATACGCCACTGGGCCTTTTAAATTTCTACTATTCGCCACAACCGCCATAACTTCTGAAAGATGAGGCGTGAATACGGCGTTTGTGAACACAATATCCCCTAAGTCGCTGGGGGCTGGTTTTATTTTAACCACTTTAGCCGCCATTTTTGCTTTCTCCTCAGTGTCGATAATTTTATTTAAGAGTGCCGCGGTTTTTGCTTTCGCCTTCTTAACCACTTTCTTCTTACTAGCTTTTGTCATTTCGTGTCCTCTAAAACTGAGTTAATTGTTTTTTCTTTTTCTTCTAAAACCGCTTTTATATAAGCATCTGTAGGCCCTGAAATCATATGGTGGCAGCGACATTTCTTTGACTGCCCGATCCGGTGAATCCTCTTTCGTGCTTGCATATTGTCGGCGGGCACCCACGACAAATCATTGAATACGACATCTTGCGCCGCTGTAAGAGTTACGCCTACAGACATACTCCCAATCGTACACACTAAAATCCTAATGCCGCCTCGTTGAAACTGATCCACCGCAAATGACCTATCTTCGGCGTCAGTGGCTCCAGTAATTTCAAAAGACCCGTACTTTTTTAAACCTCTGGCAATCTCTTGCGCCGGTAAAATGTGATCGGTGAAAATAACGATTTGTTTGACGCCTTCCGACTCAAATAAAAAATCAACATACGCTATCGTGTGCGGTACTTTTATCCTTGCAGAGTGTTCCTTACCCGTAGGAGACACTTTCCTTCCCTCAATATATGCCTTAAAAACTTCTTCCGTCTCGGGCATCTCTTTAAGGTCAAAAACGACATCTTTATTTATCATTTCTGGAAGCTGGAGTTTAACCGACTCTATCGTATGCCGGATGTACTTCCCTTTTAAAAGTTCTTTAATCTCTCCTACCTTGTCTTCTCTAAGACCCAAGTACTTTACTATCACGGGCCTTCCAGGGAGTTTAATTTCTTTTATGTTACAGAAATTTCTAGCAAAGCCTGTGTAAGTGCGGAGGTTGCCGATTAAAGGCTTCTCATCTAAATTTGGAATCGGGTTAGCGTCGATGTAAGCAAGGAGCGTCCAAAAGTCAAACACCTTGTTTCGTATCGGGGTACCCGTAAGCATAACTAAGTGGCCCGGCCTGTACGTCCTAAGAGCGTAATTGAGGGTTTTCGTCCTTTTAGCCATGGGATTCTTGAGATACGAAGCTTCGTCAAAAATCCAAAAATCTTTATGTGAAAGAATCTCCCATTCTAACGCCGTAATCGACGTTATAATTGAGTAAGACATAAATTGAATTTTGACGCCACATACAGCGCCCTCAACTTCCCAAGTTCTACGGAGGAAAGCTGGGGCGAATACAGCGACTTCTTTCGCCCCTGCAAGGATTGCAGCCGCAAGAGCCATCCGCGACTTCCCAAGGCCCATTTCGCTACAATTCATTGAATAGCGTCTTTCGGCGTGAAAAATTGCGGAGGCTTTTTGGAACGGATATAAATTTAAATGTTCAATGCTCGCTAGTCTCAACTCTGACTCCGACATCTTCGGTGAATAGACGAGTATGACACCGACTATAGAATTGGCAGGGCTTAAAATAGCTCATGCAGTTTCCGTAGTTTCTATTGAATAACTCTTCTTTGTCTTCTGCGGCGTGGCTCCCTATGAAACTAGCGGCGATGCCGTGGGCTTCAGAAACTTCTTTAATCACTAAAACCGATCTGGGGATATATACCCATATAGACTTTACTGACTCAGAGAGACGACCGACAAAATCCTCTAAAAGTTCTTTGGCTTTCCTCTTTATCCGCGACTTAGTAGTGGCGAGGTATGCGACTCCCAGAAATTTATTCGGGTCAAGATCGGTAGCATAAGCAATAAGTTCATAGTGTTTAGCATACAGGTTTAATTGGGGGTGACTCGGAAGGGTTTGGATTGTGGAATCGCTCCACAATCCAACCGTCTTCATATCGCCAATCCACCAGTGGCCGTAAGAGTCTTGGAGAACAACATCTACGAAACCGGTGAAGTTATTGGACGTAATTTGAATCTCGCACCCTGCGACCTTGAGGCCCTCTCGGTCAAAAACTTTTTTGTAAGCGCCGAGCATTGCAAAAATCATGGCCCACGTGTCTTCGTCTTCGATTCCCTCAGCGGCGGCGACTAGCGCCACCTCTTTGAGAGTCAAACCTTTAAGGTCGTGCCTTCTGTTTTCCAACACTTGATGGAACGCTTTACCAACTTGGAAGGGTTCATTGTCTTCCGGGCAATCAGGGTCATTTTCGTATTTCATGACCTTGCGGTAGAAATATTTTCTCTGACATGCGGAAAATTCTCCGAATGATGACGGCGAAAGTTGTGTCATTAGATTGACATCTCCGGCAGCGCGGAAGTATCAGCGCGTAAAACGTATTCATCGGGAGATAGTACAGCTTCGGCGCTATCGTCAACATAGAGTTCAAAGTCGTGGGACTCTTTGCCCTTATATTTTCCTTTAAGTAAAACAATTTTTCCAAGATATACGACTCGGCAAGTCATTCCAGCCGTCAAATAGCTGCCGACTAGCCAGTCTAATTTGCCGGAAGAATTTAATACCGTCTCGCCGCCGGAGGTTTTAAAGATGTGGTGTTCTTTGTCGAAGTTTCCCATCTCTGATTTTAAATAAATTCCATTTTCAACTAACACTTGTCCGGGCTGACACTCTGCATACTTTACGTAGGTTCTAGCAGCGAATACTTTTTTCATGCTTAAAGTCCTTAAGGTTTAAAATTTTTTTTACATACGTGGAATACACTAGTTATTTACCCGCGGTCAAACAAAATATTTTTTAAACCGTAAGTAATCTCTCCTGCCTCGCTCGTCGATGTACTCGCTCATGCAGTGTACGCCGGGGATGCCACTATCCGTATCACTCGTATAGTCCCTAGACCATGTTTCGCCCTCTAGGCGAATAGGTATGAAGCGCCCAAATTTACTAGCTTGTGCGGTAAACGCCTCTGCCATGCAATCAATAAGTGTTTTAATAGCACTGAAATCTCCAGAATCGTATTCGATGTACAGAGCGTCATGAAGGGTGAAAATTACGTCGAGTCCGCGGGCGAAGGCGAGTTTCACTGCCTCTCTCATAATAACAGCGCCTAAACCTTGCACAGGAAAATTGCCTACGCTTCGGAAATTGGGGTTATCGCCCCACATTACCCAACCGTCAGGGAGTTGAAGTCTTCCTTCCTCGCGGTAGGTACGTAAGTTATCCCTCTTCCACTCGGCATAATCGGGGTAAGTTTCAAAAAACATTTCGATAAATTTCTCGGCGTCTTCTGAAGTGTAGACCTTACCCGAATCGGCAGTCATACGAGCGGCTAGTCCGTCTTTTCCCATGTCATAACTCATACCGAGGACTAGGGCCTTGCAGGCGTCTCTCACGGCCTTGTGGCTCGTCTTAGTCGCGTCAGGCGGGCAAAGTCTAGCTAACTTCGCAAACGCAAGATAAATGTCGCCAGAAGCGTATGCAGCGATCATGGCGTTATCCTGAGCTAGAACGGCAGCGAGTAGGAACTCTTGCGAGGCGTAGTCGATGCCTGCGATTGCCCTACCTTTGGGGGCCTCTATAAAATTTCTCATCCAATGAGCCTTCAGCGGAATAAACCCTGAAGCGCCGGGCTGACTACGGGAACTCTGAGAACCGTAAATGCCTTGAAAATATCTAACGCGGTCGTCGGTTCCCACAAAGTCGAAAAACTTTTTAGTCTTAGCGCCTTTCGAAGGGAGAAAGCCGTTGAGGGATTGCTTTAGGCTTAAGTAACGGATGAAGGCTCCAATGGCTCCGGGAGTTTCTTTACTGTAAAACTTGTCAAACGCCTTCCGCGAATATGATAGTTGATCTTTATCGGTTCTAAGCCACTTGTCCGCGTAGGGGGTCGTTAGAATTAACTCGCGGATAGAGGCGATGTGCATGGAGTAAAGGCCCGTCTTTAGATTTTTTCTAAATAAGGGAGTTTCAGAAGCGGCGATAACATCTTTGGCGGATTCGTTTAAGATTTCTGTGACAGAGGTTGAGAATCTTCTGATTTTTTCCATGTTGACTGGGTACCCAAGACGCGACATTCTAGCCGCGTAGACAGAATAACTACCCCGGCAACGGGCAGCGCCAATAAACTCATCAAAAGCGAAACCACTTTTGAGATGAGCCATTCCAATCGCCCTAAAAATGTCACGTAAATTAAGGATATCAGACATACAGTAATCAAGAATCCTCTGACGATGAAGTTCAATATCTCTTTCGAGTATAATGATATCCCGAACATCTTTTTTCTCCTCAGTGTCGATAATTTTATTTAAGAGTTTGAACGTACATGCGGCGAGGGAGTGTTGGGGTTTGTGATGCTTCTCGTCGTCTTCCTCGTCAATCTCTGTGTATAGAGGCGGAGGAGTCGTCTTAACCACTTTACCGTTAATGAGTTGTTGTCCATAAGCGTAGTCTTCCCAATGGTTAGTTAGGCATCTGTATTCGAGGTAGAGGTCTATGGCGTTTATATCAATATTGGCGGTGCCGAATAGGGTGAATAAAGCGCGAGCCTCGGCTTCCATGACGTAAGCCACGAAAGTGACTCCCTCGTCCATGAGGTCGTGAAAGTAGTTTTGAGCTAGCTTAGTGTCTTCGCCGTTGTAAAACCAAAACGACCTTTTTTCTAATAAAACTCCACCGTCGTAAAGGACTGAACAAGCGCAGACGAGTTTAAAGTCTTGTTCGTTGATATTTGTAAATTCAAAGTCTAAGTATAGTGTTTTCATAGGGCGGCCAACTCTGCACTGGGGTCATAGTCTGGCCTAGTTACAATACACCTTCGACCTTCGAATATTACTTTACCTAGGACAACCCCGGACTTCTCAAAGTACTCATCAAATTTTTGTTGTATCTCAGAGCCTTCTATCTTGTACTTAGGTTTTTTAATTTCTACATAGGGCTTCTTTTCTAAGACCCCTAAAATTATTTTAATGTCGTAGGGCATACTGTTAAGGCAATATTTGTAAAACTCTGGAGTCTTATGGGGCTTCTTGGTATCTACGCCAAACCCCTTTTCTACACACATGTGGTAGATAGATTTTATAGCCGCTGGAGTTTGGACTTCTTCAATAAAATCTGTGACCCAATCATCCCCAAAAACATCCTCTAGCTTTACAGTAGATAGTCTAGGCACAAAGAACTTTCTGTCATCGTACTCGAGTTCTATTTTAGAAGGGGAGTTATTGGCCAGTACAAATGAGGCATGCATAGTATACGGGGCGCTGACATTCACCCCTTTAAGTTCAACCGCAGCGGCTTTATTCATAAACCCCTTAATGTCATTCCTTATGGGGCCTGTAAGATTTATCTCGTCGTAGAATCTAAGGCGGCATTTCTCAACACCACTATGAAACTTAGCTCCACCGCCACGCCCTTCACCCATTACAGCTTTCCTGAAATTTGCATCCCCAACTAGGCCCCCCAGTATAAAATCCACAAAAGTGTTCTTACCTGTCCCTGGAACCCCAGCTAAGATAACAGCGGCCCCGGCCCTACTGTCTACGACATCTCTACCGAATGCGTACATAAACTTTCTATCTTTTTCCTCTGGGAAAAAGTGATTCATAAATTCCTCGAACTTCTCGACGTCGTACAAGGGGGCCTCGCAAGTCTCCCACTCTGGGCGAGTCCAGAGGTTTACGTATACGGAGTTGTCTTTTACAACTTTGTAGTCTGTATTTTTAGGGAAGTACCCAACTCTACCAGTAAACCTATACTTAGCTAAAAACTCCTCAGTTTGATCGCCTAGATTTTTAGCTATTTCACGCTCCAACACCTCAGTATTTATTTCGTCTGCTGGGCCTTTAGGAAAAACTAGCCAAGACATTCTCGGATTGCCTTGATCTAAGACAATTTTTATTTGGTCTAAAGTCCAAGGGAGTTCATCTCGGTACTTGACCTTGCTTAGGTCTAGAGTTGTAGGCTTGTAGTTTTTAGAGACGTATTCATCTAGGAGTTTTTTAGTTCTCTCGGCCCCAGAATAGTTTTGATAGTAATCAATTACTGCGGGGTGGGAGGAGGAACCTAAATTGTCGATGAGTATTTGGCCTAAATTATTGTCGTTCACTACAGTTCTTTTGAACTTCAATTGGCCGTCAGAAAGTTTAAATCCAATTTTAGCTAAAACGTCTAGCACATCTTACTCCCAAAAATAATTTTGTTTACTGCTGTGGGGGAGTAAGCCACACGACGAACTACGCCGTCAATAAAAAAAATTCCCCGGCTTACTTTCATAAGCCGGGGGATTCTAGCAGTCTTAACAAAATCCTTTTTAGGGGAAGTGGTTGACAACTTATTTTTGCCTTATCTAAGCCAATACGTCAAGGGCTTTTTATCGAAACTATTGTTCGAGTGCCACTCAGCACACGCCAAAACTTCTACCGGGGTTTCTCCGCCAATTTCAGTTCTAGATTTAATGAATGCTTCAGTGAACCGTTTTAAGTCTTGGCGCAGTTCGATTTTTAGAGATGGGTAATGGTGCCGAAGAGATGCCCCGCCTGGGTAAATTATAAAAGCGTGTTTTGATTTGCAACTACTGCGCCATATTTTTATTTGGTCATAAGAGCATGGGACGTAAATTCCTTGTACTTGTTTCTTAAACATTTTAGGTCGTGGGTCTAACCTGGCTTTTAAAGTTTCTATTAAGTCCTCGATTTTCTGTCTGGTGTTGTATGTGCTGAGAAATCTAATAGCGTCCTCTAGATCCCAATCCCCATTTGTAAATTCCGTCAAGAATTTTACTAGCTCATAGACCCCTATCTCTTTGTTGCCCCTACTCACGAATTTGCCCTCAGCCGTCACCCAAGCGTCAAACCTATCTATGTCTACAATCTCTCCGTAAATCTTATCCTCTAACGACTCTTCCACATTCCACCTCTTTGTTAAAAATTACTGCTGAGGTGACATGTAATTAGTAAATATTGCGTCTGTCAAATAAAAATACCCTATTGACACTGAAGCCCCATTCGTGGAACATACCCAATGGGGACTCCGTTCCCCGACCTTGCCTTTGCCCATTTCTTGTGCTGTATAAAATATATACCAAAAAATCATATATCCCAAACAAGTCCACCCCATATATATATATTAAATATAAAATACAAATCTATACTGGGGTAGTTCAGGATATATATTATTTAGCCTATATAGTATACAGCACCTAAAAAATGGACACGACAAAAGAGGGACCTTGCCCTCTGACGACTTTTATACCGGAGGGCTCTTCCGCCGTCAAGAAACTCATGATAAAATTATATATCCCCCACCCCATAATTAGACCTGCGGAGAGACTTCGATGCTTACGAACATGCCGGACATTGTTGTATCGATCCTAGTCGGCGGGTGCGCTTGGCTAGTTACTGACAAAATAAGAGGAGTTGAGAGAGTAGACAAGGAACTCATAAAGAAGGTTGACCGCCTGTTAGAGGGGTTTTTCAAGCTTGAAGCCGCCACTAATTTTATCACAAAAGGCATTGAAGACGTTCGCCGAGACTTACTTCGGCTTGAGAAGCGGGTCGATGAGTTAGAGAACTCAGATGACAAAAGGCTTTGACTAGCGATTTTTTTCTGCTAAATTCGCCCCTATGAGACCTAAGAAATTCACAGACCACATGATTATAGCCGCTATTTATGAAGCGGCTACTGCCCGTGGTGCCGCGAGAATCCTCGGATGTACGCCTGCCTATATCCACCATTTTGTAAAAAAAGGCAGTAATTGGAAATACCGTATCTGGGGCCGTCAAGGAATCGACGCCTCAAAACTCAAGACGGAACTTGCAAATCTTAAGGGGACACTGTGAGAGGCTTGCTAAAAATTTACTATTACCTGAAGTCGTGGGATCTTCCTACGAAGTACGACGGCATAACCATCGATAACGCCGCTCTAGCTAGGCTCATCGGTAGAAAATAACCACAAGCATAGAAAACATTTTAAACAGGGCCTAGCTCTGTTTTTTTCATTTTAAAATTTTAAAAATAGGTCGAAGCGGATATCTGGCATTTTAGAAAGGAATCCTATAAAATCAAGGAATCGACCAATAAAACAATGAATGAATAAGGTGAGCTATGCCAAGCGACGCAAATTTTTTAACGGTCGAAAATAATTTCGCAAGGCCAATCGCCTTAAAGACTAACTACCTTTTTCGCGGCGAGTGCGGAAAGACAGTTGATAAGATCGAACTATACGCCGAGACTTATAAATTTGGTGAAGCAAAAATAAAAGACGGTGCATGGGAATGTGCCTATGAATTTAAAGGCTCCGGCGAGCGCAAGATAAGAATCGTAGGATATTCAAAAGGTGTGATCGTCGCGGAAAGACGAGAGAACGCGCTCGTAAACATCTCACAAATGCAGGCAAGAGTGGACAGAACTTTAACTGGAATGAAAATAGCGATTGATTGCGGTCACGGGTTTGATGCCTCTCTAGCCACGTTTGACGTTGGAGCTACGGGCAACGGCGTAAAAGAAGTTGATCTTAATCACCGCACTGGCCTCGGCGTTAAGGAAGCTTTGGAAAAACTTGGCGCGACGGTGGATGTCTATTATTACGACAATCCAAACCTGAAACTAACTTTAAGACAAAAAGGAAGCAAGGCTGCTGGCCATGATTGCTTTGTCTCAATCCACCACAATGCTTTTAATCTTAAGGCTCAAGGCTTTGAGACACTCGTTCTGAATCAAAATCAAGCGTCAGAGGCTGACAAAATTCTAGCTGGGAAAATTCTTGCCGGTTTAAAAGCTTTCCATGAAATCCCAAATCGTGGCGTTAAAGAGCAAAGCCTTGGCGTGCTTCGTGGTGTGCCTTCAAAAATCCCTTGCTGCCTCGTAGAATGCTTTTTCATCGACGGGCCTTTGCCTGTCAGTGTTGATTTAATGGTGGATAAAAGTGTCAAGGCAATCAGCAGAGGCATTGAAGATTTCTTTTTATGGCGCAAAGAAGAGCCGAAAACATGATAAGCATTTTAAAAGATCAACTGCTTGGCAAAACCAAAAACTTCAAACGTCGTTCTCCAAAATGGCGCAAGTTTAGAAATGATTTTTTAAAAGATGCATGTTGTGCTGTGTGCGGAGGTATCGACAAGTTAGAGGCTCACCATGTTGTGCCGTTTCATGAGGCTCCCGAAAGGGAGCTAGATCCGTCAAACCTTTTGGCACTATGCGAAAGCAAAAAAAGTGGCATCAACTGCCACCTATTTGTCGGCCATCTGGGTGATTACAAAAAAGCAAATCGGTCGATTAATGAATCAATTTCTGCAATTCGGCGTATCTTTCTTTTGCGGATCAAGTAGCTAGTACCCGTTCCCGTTCTCTTTCCCGTCCCCGTCCCCGTCCCCGTTCCCGTTCCCGTCGTTCCCGTACCCGTACCCGTCCCCGTTCCCGTACCCGCTCCCTTTCCCGGTTCCGTACCCGTACCCGTCCCCGCTCCCTTTCCCGGTTCCGTACCCGTACCCGTCCCCGTTCCCGTTCCCGTCGTTCCCGTACCCGTACCCGTACCCGTTCCCGTTCCCGTACTCGTCCCATTTCCCAAATGAGGATTGCGAATCTTCAAAATTTATAGTGCGTTTTTCCATTTCAACTCCTCACAACTTACCAGCGCAACAACCGTCAAGTAATCAAATTGAACGGTTCCGGCTTTGTCTAATTTTGTCGATGAAGTTGGGCCACCTAGCGCAATTTCCCCTAGTCCCCTAGTCGTCCCCCAAGTTCTAATGACGCTTGCATCTGTTAATGTGCAGTCGTTGCCTTCTCGACTAAAATAGCCGACCATGACCCACCCTCTTTGAAGGATTGCAATCTTAATTGATCCAGTTTCTTTCTTGAAATAATCAACGCCATTTACTGTCACTTTGTCCATTTCGGTACTCCTGTGAAAATTAACCACCGCACCCCCATATCAAACTCGTATTTGGCGGTAAAGAAGATTTTAGGAATAGCTTTATTAAGAGAGGCTACTAGGGTTATAATTAATAAAATTGCGAAATTCGCAAGCCGCCGACTATGCAGGCTTTAGCCTAGCGGGGACAACGGCAGGCAAGGGGTCGCCCCCCTTGCTTTTTTTGCCTTATCACAGTAAAATAAGCTAAATACCATTTACACTCCTGTAAGTTAGTTGGTTCGGTGGCCGAGCCAAGGACGGCTTGGCCATCTTTCTCTCGAAGGGCATATGCTTTATTTTTCGTCTGAAAAATTTGATTGGCAAGATAGCCGCAAGCTTAACGAGTGGTCAACGGAACGTGGTTCCGATCGTGCGCCGCGTGATCAAATGCTTGCGAGTGAAATTGCTTTTTGTTGTGAGCAAGAAAAAATTCAGAATTGGCTTGCCCTATGGTGTTATTGCGCTGCACAAACTCGCTGGTTTGTCGATGCTCCAAAAGATAATGTCGATCAGATGCGGTTTGCAGAAATGCATGCTAAGAAATTTGCAGAAGTAAAAGACATTCGCCTCATGCCAAATCTTGACGATGATAAAAAAGTCATCATGGAACTGATCTGGCATCAAGCTATTGTCATGCTCAACCGTTACGCAGAATTGAAAGGCTTAAAAAAGTCTGAGCCTGTCCATGAGCCGATAAAAGTCGAGACAAAACCGGCACCTGTGGAAAAACCTGTGGAAATAAAAAAAAAGGTGGAAAAACCTGTGGAAAAAACAGAATTACCCACAACTCAAGGCACCACAAAAAAAGCAATTGGAGCTATAGCTTTGGCCATCGGCTACATAGCTGACAAGTTGCCAGTTAATGCAGCAGTCAAGGCAATTATCAAAGCCGTGTCATGGACGATTGGCGCGTTTTTCAAATAATCATTTTTAAATAAAGGGAAACATCATGGACATCAAAGAAACAAAAGAAGCAATCGCAGCAGTCATGGCAGTAGGTGGATTTGTTTGTAAGCGTTTAACCGATGGTGCGGATCTTTCAGACCTTGCGGCACTTGCCGGTAAATTGTTTTCAGATGCCGAGTTCCGCGCTGTATTAGAGGCTGGTGCAAAAGGTTATGACAAGATTCCTAGCGAGTTGAAAGAACTAGAGTTCAAAGAAGCGGTTGAGTTAATAGACGCTTTGATGGTTGCATTCAAACGCTAATTGCATTCTTCAAAAAATTCATCTACCCATATCGCCCATGATGCTTCTATTTCCTCTTCAAAATGCATCGTGGGTGACATAATCCCATCCGTATCGCTGTGCTGATACCCAAGCCCGCAATGTCCCATTTCGTGGAAAATCAGTTCAAGCCTCTGATATTTTCCGTACTCCTCCCAATATTTTTTATTGATAAAAACGCCAAATCCAGGCAAGCAGTACCCAGCCGTTTTAGGTTTTAAAAATTGAGTGAAGTGTATCGTCGTCGGCAGATACGTACAGCCTCGATTCTTTGCTTCGATTTCAAATTCCTGTACTTCAGAAATTTGTGAGCAGCCGCCTAAGACAAATAAAATTAGAAATGTTTTCATAATTCTATTTTACCGCATGAAAAAAGACGGGAACAAGTCCCGCCTTCTTTTTTTTAAACCTTAAAACTTACTTTACTAAAACAGTGTCTTCAGCTTCGATCTCTACAACCAAAGCTTGGCTTGGAGACTCAGCAGATATGCCTTTTCCTGCGATTGACTTAAGAGCAATGTCTTGGCAATCGAAAGCAACTTTAACACCTACGGCTTTTTTTCCACCCGTCAAGTCTTCAGAGAGAACTTTATCGACTAGAATTGCGCTTGATCCACCGCGGATTTCAACGCCGTTTACGTAAGTAGCAGATTCAAGCTGCTTAGCATAAACTTCTTCGATTCTACCTTCAGTAGAAGCAGATATTACTACTGCTCTAGCTTTGGTCACGCCGCGCTCAGTTTCAGCGTCATCGTTGACACCGTAAGAAATTTGCTTAGCAACGCTTCCTATAGCGATAGTTCCTGGGTCCACCTTGGTTAGGTCGAAATCTTGAACTTTCAACTTCTCAACAGCAAAGCCCTCTGTGCTGTCAAGTCGTACACCGAACGCGCCCTTGTGTACGTGATGCTGTCCGTCAAGGTTTCTTAGAAGATCATAGATCACTGGGCTGCTTCCAGTTTTTCCAGCAGGAACTGAACCGAATCCAAGTAGGTCGATACAGTCTTGGTAAGTAACAGCAGTGTCGAACTCGTCACACTTGACAAGTTGAACGCTTGAGTCACTTAGTTGCTTGAATCTGAATAAAGAAGCAGAAGGTGCAGGCAATTGAACGCCGAGGTAAGGTGAAGAAAGAGTACGATCTTTAGTCGCACTTGCAGCAACAGCAGGCTGAGCAAGGATAACGTCCTTGTCAATGCTTACGCTTCCGTCTTCAGATACGAACCAAGGATAGATCTCGCCGTGTGCGTAAGTGTCAACAAGTGTTCCATCAGCCAAGTGACCTTGGATGATGTCGCCCTTGAATCCACCTTTTAGACCAACGTGGTTAGCTGTTTGAGCGCCAAGGGCCGCCATCATGGATTTACGCCATGCGAGTACGCCTAGGTCAAGTGAGCTGTTATCTACGCCGCTAAGAACCTGAGCAGCAAAACCAGTTGTGAAATACTTCTTAAGAAGTTTGAAAGCTTCAGCAGCAGCAAGTCCAGCTTCGACAACGTCGTTGCCTTTGTATAGACCGTGTGCTTTTTTAGCTGTCCAACCAAGTGCAGAAGTGTTCGCAACAGCTTTTGCAGCCGTGTCGATAGACTCGTAAGGACCAACGTCTTTAGAAGACATGGCTTCGAGTAGGGCTTCTTTAGAAACAAGCATGGAGGCAGGTGCAATAGAAGCAGCAGCAGTGTTGCCGTTAGTGTAACCGTAAGGACGTAGTCCGTTACCGTTAAACGTGTTCATCTTGCCTTGTTCTGGAGTTGCAAATGCGATGGTTTCCATTGGAGATAAGTGCATTCCTGAGAATTCACAATCAAGGATATAGACATCTTTAACAGTGGCTCCGTAAGAAATGGACTTTTCCGGTGAAGTGTGGAATGGATCGCTTGGCGTACCGTCAGTAATAGTCGCTTCAGCTAGCTTGCCCACGCCCTCTGCCGATTTACCAACGCGGAATCCGTAGGCGACACTGTCCGGGTAGCGAACGCCATCTGCATCAGATAGTGGGTTCTGTGCTATCAAGTTGATAGAACGTGGGATCTGGTTAGCAGCAGTCATTTCGTCATTGACCATTGGGAAAGTCTTGCCAATGATGCCGTGTCCAGTGTTAACTTGGATGTAAGTGTCATCAGCAGATTTCATGGACTTCTTGTGAGCGGCTTGCATCGCTAAAAGAGCCTTGCGGACTTTTAGTGCTTCGGCTTCAGTTGGGATTCCAGCAGCGACTAGCTCTTCAACAGACTTGATCACTGGGAAAGCAGTTTGCTTGCCAAGTCCCATGTTGTCAGTTGCGCCAGCAGGCACGTCTTCCCACTTCATCCAAGGATAAGCAGCAGACACTTGGCTCCAAACTGAAGGACGCTGATAGTAACCTTGCCCTAGTTCTACGGAGAACAACTGAGCATAGTGGCTTAATGCCATAGAGCTGTTAGATACAGCTTTGTTGATCATCTCTTGCTTGAAGCTCTTGAATACGATTTCAGAAGAGTCGTTCAAGATGCAAGATCCGAAGTAAGAACCTTGGTTAAGAGTTCCAGACTTACCGGAAACGATACCCTCCACCAAAAGTCCAGAGACTCGATGCCCGCGAATGGCGAAGTGGTTGTTCCTGGCCAATCTCCCCACGCCTTGGCTAGAAAAAATGTGAGCGCCTTTTGCAGACTTGCTTGTCAAGCCAGCAAAGTGTCCGTTGGACAAGTCGATGATTGAGCTGAAAGCAGCAACGCGGTTAGGACGTTCGTGAGCGCCGATTGAGAAGCCGTTCAAGTCGATAACTTGATCTTCACCCCACATGCGGATCTCGGAGTTAACACCGAGTTGCATTAGTGGCTGCCCGCTTCCGTCTTTTGCAGACCAAAGAGAAATTGGGTTGTTCAAGTATTCGTGGTCACCACGATAGTTGTTTCTCTTAGCAAGTCCACGGTGTGACAAGCCTTCGTTTTCAACTAGAGCAGGACGTCCGCCAAAAGCTGGAAGGGAGTGAATCAAGCCAATTTGTGTAGCTGGTCCAAATTGTGGGAAAATTCCGTTTCTGATTCGGCCAGTGTGGTTAGCTGTTAGCTTTAACATACACTTGACTTCACCTAAAAGAACCGGACCCCAACGAAGTGCAGCGTCGTTTGCTTCGAGTAGAATGGTTTTGCCTTCAGCGCGTAGCTTAAGCGCTTCCATCATGCTACCAGTTACAGCGCCAGCAAGAGTAAGGTTAGCTGTCTTGATTGCATCAAGGTCTAACGTCACTCGTGTTCCGAATGCCGGAGAAGTGTAAACGTCACCTTCGCG